AATACAGGTATGAACCAAGGTAGTAAAATTGAAGAAAAATCATTTAAAAAATACTTAGAATCTTACACATCTGAAAGAGGTGAAGGTATGGTTGAAGTAGATAAAGAAATTAAAGACGACAAAATGGAAGAGCCTAAATACGATAAAGCACTATACACTTTAAAAGAAGCTATTAAAGCTGAAGTAAAAAATATGTTACTAGAAGCTGAAGATGATGATAAAAAAGCTAATAAATCAGCTAAGGGAAAAGTTAAAGGTATGAAAGCTTTAGAAAAAGAAGAAGAAAAACTTCGTGACCAAAAGAAAAAATTACAAGATAAAATTTTCCCACTTATTCAAGATTTTAAAAATAAAAAAATCGATAAAGATAAATATGAAAAGAAAGTAGGTGATATTCCACAACAAATCAAAGACATTAATACGCGTTTAGGTGAAATCTCAAAAGAGCAAGAAGCTATAACACTTAAAGAAAAAGAAGATAGAAGATCAGTTGCTGAAACTGCTATGGATAGAGAAGTACATATGGAACTTTTAAATATAATTAAAGAACAAGGTGTTTCACTTAGAGAAGGTTCAGAATCAGTTAAACCATATTATGAAATAGCTAAAATAGCTTATATGGAAGGATTAACTGCTGGTTTAAGAGGAGAATAATATGGAATATTTAAAAAATTTATGGAATGCTCTTTGGGCTAAAACAACAATAGACGAAGAATTAAAATCCAGATACAACGAGGTTGTAAAAGAACTAGCAGATGTTAAAGCATCAGTTAAACAAGTAGCTAAACAATCAAAAGACGTTGTAGACGCTGCTAAAGGTAAAAAACGAAGAGGTAGAAAACCTAGAAAATAACAATAACCATTCTAAAAACAAAAAAAATGAATTTAAAAGAATTACAAGCAATGATCAAGGAAGAACTTGATGCTTACATGAACGAAGAAGAAGTAGACGTTGATGTAGATATGGACGCTGGTGATATTGATGCAGATGGCGCTAAAGAAGGTGACACTGACGAAGATATGCTTATGCAAATTTACAACATGTTAAAAGACAAATTTGAAGGCGAAGATAACGCTGAAGAAGCTGAAGAGGAAGATGCTGAATTAGATGAAATGTCATATGATGAAGATGAGGCAGATGAAGATATGAAAGAATCTACAGAAGAAATCGAAGAGGCTAAAGATGAAGATCTTGAAGAAGGTAAAAAAGATGACGAAGAAGATATGAAAGAAGAAGTATCTGCTGAAGCTACACACCTTCAAGAAAGATTCCAAAAATTAGCTAACATTATTAAGTAGTATACTTATGACTCTTGACGAGTTATTATTAGAATGGTCTTACAGGTCAGATAAGGGGTACCCAGACATGGGTAGCCCTTCTGATATTCAAATTTTACATGAAATCCTTTCAGAATTAGACCTCCCCACAGACGAAATTTTATCAAAATTAGAAGCAGACGAACCTGGTGGTGATGACATTGAAACACCTGGTACAGATGGTATGGAAGATTCAGATATTGAATCTGACAACGAAGAAGATGCTGCTATAGATTCAGGACAAACAACTGAATATGATGAATTAATTAAAAAAACATTAGGAGTAGACCAAGTTCCCAAATCAAAAAATAAATATAAATACCCAGGTTCTGGAGGTGCTACCTACATGGAACAAGTTAAGCCTGAAGATTTAGAAATATGGCAAAAATTATGGGCTGCTAAACCAGAAAAGAAAACCGAAAAAGGTGTTGAAACAGCTGGTGTAGGTAAAGGTGAATTGTCATTATATTGGTTATATAATCACTCTAATTCGGGTGTAAAAGTAGCAGAAGGTAGAGATGGTGATGATCCAGATTTATTTTTTAATGGAAATGGTGTTGAAGTTAAAGCATATGGTTCACATAATGCTAAATTATCAATCGGTAGATATGGTGCTGATAAAGAAAATTTAAGATTATTAGGTACTATATTTGGTATAGCTACATTATCTAGGGTATTTGGTGGTGAAGGTAATGATAAAACAATTAATCCTACTAATTTTAAAGGAACAGATTTAGAAAGCGCATTTGAAAGTGTAGCATCTTTTAGTAATGTAGATCTTGAACAACTATCTGAAGTTTATCCTATATTTAAACAAATAAAAGATAATTTAAACTTTTTAGAAACAAAATTAGAATTTACAAATGCCAAAGAAGGTGCATTAGCTATGGGTAGAAAATTCTTAAAAGATAAATTAAGTAGAAAACCAGGTGATGGTAATCATTTAGTTAATATTAAAAAAGACGGAAGTATGAAGTTTTTCCTTATATCTTTTGATAAATTAGACAGTGATGAAACTATATTAACTAAAATGGGATCTTCACAAAGTGCTATGGGTCTTAACTTTACAAAAACATTTGGCTAAAAACTTGGCTTATATTAATATTTTACATATCCTACAACTGTAGGGGTTTTTAGGTCGAAACGGGCGAACCGGTTATGAATCAATACAATCCCAAACATATAGATAAAGCATTAAAACGGATGGAAAAATCCGATACGTTAAAGGGCATACATCGCCCCGATACTAATATTATGTCATTTTTCAATGATATTGAAGAAGACAATCAGCTAGAAAAACAAAAAACAGCAGCTGAATTAAAAAAAGAACAATACTTAGAAAAAGTAAATTCCTTAAAAAAGTTAGTTAAAAATATAGGTACTAGAGAAGAAATACATCGTATTACTGCTATAGGTGCTTTAATTGAAACTACTAATTTCCTTAATTTAAAACCAGATCGTAAAAAAATGTTAAAAGAAAATATGATTTGGTGTAATCAAATTTATAAACAATATACAGATGAAACTTAAAAATCTAAATTCATATTTAGAAGATTATTACCCAACTAAAGAAAAAATAAAACGTACAAAACCTCGTAAAAAAGATTTGGATGGACCAAAAAAAGGTCGTACGTTTAAATCAACTAAAAAATAAAAATATGGCTTACGAAAGACAAGTAAATGAACATTTAGATAGATTAGATCAATCTTTAGCACGTTTACACACAATGATTAAAAGAGGTGACAACGCAGCTGCTAGTCGTTTTATGTTAGAAGGTGAATTAAAAGAACGTTTTGAAGAACTTAAAAATATAATTACTATATCTCAAACAGGTAATTATGGGGCTAGAGGTGTTCAAAATACACGTCCACTTTAATAAAAAATAGGTTATGTTATCAGCAGAAAAAATCCAATCAAATTGGAATCGTTACATTCAAGTAGTAGAAACTTCGTTTTCAAAAGAAAGAACAGACATACTATTACCATTTTTAGACAAATATAAAGAAAGAATGATGATGATGCCTGCCTCAAGTAAAAATTGGCACCATTCAGCATTTGCAGGTGGTTATACTGACCACGTTTTACGTGTGTATGATTGTGCAAATGAATTATATAAAACGTGGAAAAAAATGAGTGGAGATGTTTCTACATACACTGTTGAAGAAATGCATTTCGCCGCTTTATTCCATGATTTAGGTAAGATGGGCCAACAAGAAGGTGAATATTATACCCCAAATGATTCACAATGGCATATAGATAAATTAGGACAGATATATAAATTTAACACAGATATACCTGCGATGAAAGTCCCAGAACGTTCATTATTTATATTACAGGAAATTGGTTGTAAAGTTACTCAAAATGAATTTATTACAATTAAAATTCATGATGGTTTGTATGATGAGTCAAATAAGTTCTACTTTATGTCTGGTCAAAAAGAAACTAGATTAAGAACACATTTACCATTATTAATGCATCAAGCAGATCATATGGCTGCTCAAATTGAATTTGAAGAATGGAATAATGCAACAGATGCAGTGCCTAAAACTAGCAAACCTAAAAACGCTAGTAAAGGTGATAAAACATTAAGAGCAGCTAAAAAAGTAAATGTAGAAAATAACCCAAAATTAGCATCAGCAACGTTAGATGTTATAGATTCATTTTTTAAAGATTAACAATGATTACACTTAGTATTATATTAGCAGTAGTATTAACAGCTTCTTTTTTTATTATTAGAAATTTAATTGTAAAAAACGAACGTTTAGAAGATTTTATATCTAAACAAAGTGAAGCAATTACAGCTTGTGATAAAAGATTAAAAGAAATTGATGATAAAGGTATATTTTATGCTGATGATCAAATTGGTTTCTTTTTTAAAGAAGTACAAAAAATTCAAGAAGCCTTAAACGAATTTACCCTTAAATAGACCCTTAAATGTCAAATGAAAAAAAACCAGAACCGGCTACCACCGGTTCTCTTACTCCCCCACCAGTTGTTAAAAAGAAAAGAGGTAGAAAACCATCTAAAAAACAATATTTTACAGCTGATGTAGATGCAGCTATTAAAGAATATTTATCTTCGTCTAACCAAGAAGAAAGAAATAGTATTTTTAAAGATAGAATATATTATGCTTTTTATAAACTAGCTGAAAATTTAATCCATACATTCAAATTTTATTATACAGAAGTTGAATCATTAGAGGATTTAAAACATGAAGTATGTTGTTTTTTCTTAGAAAAACTAGATTATTTTAAACCAGAAAAAGGATCTAAAGCATTCTCTTATTTTTCGATTGTAGGTAAAAATTATCTTATATTATATAATAATAACAACTACAAAAAGAAAAAAGCAAAAGTAGACCCCTTAGCAGCAGATGAAGATGTTGGAGTATTACGTCAGCTAGGTAGAGATGAACGTAAACAAGATATAAAAGATTTTATAGATTATTTTACTGAATATGTAGATAAGTATATGTTTACTATGTTTAAAAAAGAACATGATAGAAAAGTATGTGATGCTGTTAATGTACTTTTTAAAAGAAGAGAAAATTTAGAAATATTTAATAAAAAAGCATTATATATTTACATAAGAGAAATGACTGGTGTAGAAACCCCAGTAATTACTAAAGTAACTAAGGTACTTAAAAAACTATATAAAAAATTATATACCGAATACGCTGAAACAGGTTACGTAAGAGTTTAAATTTCCCCATATTTATAACAAAATAGTATGGATCCATTAAATCAAGTATTATTCGATGATGTTTCTTTCTCTGATTTATTGAAGGATATTCATGGGAATCAAAAGAAAAAAGCCAAACAATTAGCTCAACTTATATCTGAGTTAAAACCATTAGTACAATCTTTAGGTGATGCTACTGTTGTAGTACCATTAATTAAAGAATACATGGAAATTAGTGTAAAAAACGATGATGCATTAATTAAAATGGCTGCTATTGTACAACGTTTATCTACAGGTACAGCTAGTTCAGGTGATGGTGGATTACTAACAGAAGACGAAATGGCTCAACTTCAAGAATTAACTGAAGAAATAGCTAAAACTGTTGAAGAACCTAAACAATTAGAAGCACCAGATTCAGATGGCGAGAACAAGTAGTACAAACCCCCAATTATCTAGTAATAGATTATTTAATAAAAAACTTATATCTGTTAAGGTAAAAGATATTATATTAGATGGTAGTACTGATAGAGCAGCTAATTATGGGGGGTATGATTCTGTAGGGTTAATTTTTTATAATAAAGTTCAAATAAAAAATGATGGTCTTAATACTAACCCAGATGCTGATGAAACTTTAGAAAGTAAAGGTTTTGATGGAGTTGCTAAACCATTATTTCCATTTTTAAAATACTACCCCTTAATAAATGAGGTAGTATTAATAATATCTACTACTAGTAAAGATTATTTAGATAACAGATTATCTAGAATAGATTATTATTTTCCACCTATTAATTTATGGAATCACCCACACCACAATACTTTACCTGCTGTTCAAAATTATAGTGAAGATAAATCTGAAATTTTTAAAAATGAAGATTATGAACAAGCAGGTCTTTTAAGAAGAGCAGTTGATGGAGAAGTAGATATTAATATACCTTTAGGAAAATATTTTAGAGAACAATTAAATATAAAACCATTATTACCTTATGAAGGTGATTATATAGTAGAAGGTAGATTTGGTAATACAATAAGATTAGGTGCCACTGCAAGAAGTGAAACTATACCTAAAGAACAAAAAAATAATTGGTCTAATGGTGCTAAAGGAGAAGTAGGAGATCCTATTACTATTATTAGAAATGGACAAGCAGTAAACTTAGACAATCAAGGTTGGGTACATACACTTGAAAATATAAATACAGATCCATCATCTATATATTTAACAAGTAACCAAAAAATAGATAATTTTGCAATAGCAGCTCCTGAGTGTTGGTATTCATTTGGTTTAAATGCTATTATACCTCAAAATGATAATGAAGAAGCTAAAAAGTTTTTAGATTCACCAGTTGATTTTATGGTAGCTGAAGAAGTTGAAGTT